ATAATACTGTTATAGATGGTTCTTTTACAGGAGATGGTATTTTAAAAGCAGCTAATCTAATGGATATCTGTCAAAGGATATATAAAGATTTGGCTCCACCAGAAGAAGCAGCACCTCCGGGTAAAGAAGAGAAGGAAGCTAAGGTTGAAAAAGAATCTACGTCTGAAGCAGAAGTTGTGGAGTCTAAAGCTAGTAATGAGTAATAAGAAATATGATGAAGAACAGATTGACCTAGCCCGATCTCTATATATGGAATTTAAATCTCCAAGAGAAATTGCTACGGCAACGGGTATTAAATACCGAACTGTACTTTATCATGCAAAAAACAATTGGGCAGAAGATAGGAACACACTACGCCATGAAATACTGAAGGAAATTTCGGAAAATAAAAAAGCTATTCTTTCCAATTTAACTTCTAATTCTCTCACATGTGTAGATAGAGCTATAGCGACTTTAAAGAATAGGGAGAATCCTCCTACAATTCAGGAAGCAAGAATGCTAACAAACATAATTGCAGAAATAGATAAAATTTTGCGATTAGATGATGGTACTCCTACAGACATCATTTCAGAACACAAACCTGCCACAATAATAGAACTAAAAAAGAAATTAAAAAAAGATCCTTTTTACATAGAGGACGCGTCATTCGAGGAGGTAGAAGATGACAAAAATGATTAGAAAATATTTAAGTTACATAGGACTTACATTAATTGTATTTATTGTAGCTTTCGCAGCGGAAGCAAATGAAGTAATTGAATTAGATGTAGACAATACCGTAGTTCTTCGTGGAACTATTGATGGAGTTAGTGCATCAGATTTAATCCATAGACTTCTATTAGCAGAAAGTTCTAACAGTACAGCTATTTACCTAGTCCTAGATTCGGGTGGAGGAAGTATTGTTGCAGGAAGTACTATTGTAGAAGCAATAGATACAATGAATAAGCCTGTTATATGTATTGCAATGTTTGCCGCATCAATGGCACATGCAATCTTACAAGCCTGTAATACACGTTACATAACACCCGCTGGAGTTTCAATGATACACCGAGCCAGAGGTAGATTTGGTGGTCAATTTAATGATGGTGAAGTAGAGTCACAATTAAAATTCTGGAAAGCATTTGTCCAAAGAATGGAAACAAGAAACGCTAACAGAATGAGTTTAAAATTAGAAGATTATAAAAGATTAGCCGCTAATGAATTTTGGTGTGAAGGAGAAAATTGTGTCAAAAGTAATTTTGTGGATGCTATTGCTAGCATACGTTGTTCTACTGAGTTGTTACAGAGTAAGTATACTTTTTATTCGTCAAGACTTTCCGGCATCGTTTCTGGATGTCCTTTAATAAGGAATTTTACCAAAAGATGATAGAACTTTCTAAAGAAGATAAACTATACCTCCAAATTATGGATGACCTCCACAGTTTCTGGCAACCCCATTCGGGACAGTTATCTGTGGGTCGTCCATTAATAGAAGGTAAGGTTTCTACGTTATTTGTACAATGTGGACGAAAATGGGGTAAGACCGATTTTGCCATTTATCTTCTTTGGAGACATGCTCTATTACATCCCGGTTCAACATGTTATTACATCACTCCAGAATTAAGTCATGGTAGAGAAATCATCTGGCATAATTCACGTTTAACGCAATTTGCAAGAGAAAGAGATGAGGTAGGAAGAATAACTCCGGGTGGAAAAGAACCTTTAAGAAAGTATATTAAACATATAAGTAATGTGGATTCTCGTGTTACATTTAAAAATGGATCTACTATTAAAATAGTTGGATCTGAAAATTGGGCAGCAGCCAATGGGCTTACGCCCGACTTTGTTGTGTATGACGAATTTAAAGTTTTTCATACTCAGTTTCATAATGAAATGAATCCAAATAGAATCGTGAGGAAAGCTCCTTTAGTAATTATAGGAACACCTCCCAAATCAGGAGATAGAAATGCAGATCAATATATGGAATTTGCTGATGAGTGTACTAGCAGGGATGATTGTTATCACATTATCGCTTCAAGTTATGATAATCCTTATACACCAAAGGAAGAAATCGACCGTGAGATTGAAAAGCTCAAAAAAAGAGGCGAAGAAGATATTGTCCAAAGGGAATATTACGGAAAGATAGTTAGGGGAGGAAAGAATGCCATATTTCCTATGTTTAAAGAGGAACTTATACGTTCCCATAGCGTATTATCAAAAGAAATAAGTAGAGATAAAAATAAGTTAGATTGGTTTGTCATATGTGACCCCGGATCTACAACTTGTTTTGCTGTTCTTTTTGGGTGTATAAATCCTTACAATAAACAAATGTACCTATTAGATGAAATATATGAAACAACTCAAGAGAATACTTCAGTTAGACGTATATTCCCTAAAATAAGAGCTAAAATGAATGACCTATATCCCGGATCTTCATTAGATGATGATTGGATAAAAGTATATGATGAAGCTGCAGCATGGTTTGCTACAGAAATATTAAACCAATACAACCTATATTTCTTTCCTACGGAAAAGCATCTAAATAAAAAAGAACATGGATTGTCTCTAATAAAGGATCAAATGATATATGGTTTAGTAAATATTAGCGATAGGTGCCTGAATTTAAAGAAGGAAATAGAAGGATATGTTAAAAATGATAGGGGAGATATACCTAAAAAAGATGATCATCTAATAGATTGTTATCGTTATTTAAATGCTGTATCTCACTATAATATGAACGAAGTACTTGAAAGTATTAGAGAAGTGAAGCCAGATGATCCTAGATACGTGTCTTTAGAGCAAGATATGCGTACCTTTTTAAAAGAGGAAGATTGGACCTTTGGTTTTAGTGATTGGGAGGAATAATGAATTATTTATTAATATTTGAAGTTTTTGCTTGCATTTTTTCGTTTTTTAGTGTAGGATTGTCACTGTATGCCTGTATCTTAGCTAAATCACTAGAAAAAGCCACACATACGGTACAATTTATGCCTGTGGATGAAGAATTTTCTAACAAAACAGATATGGATGAAATGAATATAGAACAAAAAGAAGATAATGAAGATTTTTATAGGATGGTGTAGATGAGTTTATTTGATGCCGAATTTGATTCAGACGTAGTCAGTAAAGAAATTAAACCTTTTCACACAATTAAAGATAAATCAGACAAAGAAAAGTTAGAATGGCTTAATAGTGTTATTAATGCTTTACAGAAACAAGCCTTACATAGAAATACAGAATGTAGAAAGAATTTAGAATCATACAGAGGGATTTCTAAGAAAAGTTTTGATAGAAAAACGACTAGAAATAGTCAATCATTTAATCAATCTAGCAAATTTGTAGTTAATCATTTACATGATATGACAGAAACCAAAGTTTCTCAAATGTGTAGAATGAAACCTCATGTAGACGTTCTACCTACTAATGATGAATTTGAAGATAAGAATGCAGCAAAAGCAGTAAAACTTCTTATAAATCATTTATGGTATATTAATGATATGGATACCTTAATACAGAGAATGCAAAGAAATGCTCGTATATTTGGTGAATCTTTTCTTTTTATTGAATGGGATAAACAAGCTGGAGATCTACATCCAATATGGGTAGCTGCTAGAGATGGTAAAATAGATTTAGATGAGTATGATGAGCAAGGTCAGGTTATTCTTGATGAAGAAGGAAAACCTAAAAAAATAGATTTAGGAAAACCTATTAAAACAGGTGATATTAAATATTCTATTGAAGTACCTTGGAGGGTACATTTACAAAGAAAGAACAAACTTGAGGAAGTAGAATATTGTTTTAAAACATCAGTTTCTCCTACAGAAGATTTAAAATTAGAATATAATAAATTTAAAAAGAAAATAAAATCTACAAACAATATGAAAGTATTGGATCAAGAAGATTTAATGGATCAATTATTAGAAGAAAATACAATGATACATGAATTTTTTCATAAGCCGACACAACATTGTCCTTATGGAATGTATGTTAAATTTACAAATGACGTAATATTAGAATCTAATAGATATCCTTATTCACATGAAAGTCTACCCTTTATAAGATTAACAGATATGGATATTCCAGAAAAGTTGAATGGTGTATCTTCATATGAATTAGTAAGACCTATGCAAAATATGCATAATAACTTATCAACTCTTTTAGCAAAAAATATATACTTAACTGGACATGCTAAATGGGTTATGCCAAGAGGTGCTTGTAAAATAGAGTCTCTAGGTAATGATAGTACAATAGTTCAGTACCAAGGTAATGTACCTCCTCAAATGTTACAAGTTAAACCCAATCCTTCTGAAGCATATAATTTTAGAAATCATTTAGTACAGGAAATGGGTCAAGTATATGGCGTACAAGGCGTTTCTCGTGGAGCACCTCCGGCTGGAATTACAGCAGGTGTAGCTTTACAATTTTTAAATGAGCAAGAACAAGAAAGAGCAACTTCAGACGTTGCTAAACATAATGAAATGATTCAGCGTATTGCTAGAAAAACTATTTCAGTAGCTGGAGATTATTATGCACCGGATGATGGTCGTATGTTACGAATTGTGGGTAAAGATAATCAATACTCCATACGCCATTTCGATTCTGCTAATCTTAGTAAAGATTATGACGTACGTGTCCAAGTAGGGTCAGCTCTTCCAGAATCTAAAGCAGGAAAAATTCAACGTATTATTGAAATAATGCAAATGAAACCAGATCTACTATCTAATGAAAGATGGATTGATTTATTAGAATTTGGTGATACAGAAAAAATGAATACATTACTTACATCTGCAGTTAAAGCTGCTGAATCTGAAAATGAAGATATTTTAGCAGGAAAACCGGCAGGCGATCCTGAAACATGGGAAGATCATATTATTCATTGGAAAACTCACGTTAGATCTCTACAGTCTAGAACTTTTAAAGAAGAGACACCTATAGAAATAAGAATGACTATGATAGAGCATATAGCTATTACTGAATATGCAATGATTGAAAAAGCAAAAACAAATCCTTTATTTGAAGCAAAAATAGCTGAACTAGCTATGTTTCCAATAGCTGCTCCATCTTATACAGCACGTTCTGCTGAACATATGGCTGCAGAAGCGCATGGACAGGCAAATAGAGGTGATGAGATTACAACAATAATTCCGGGAAAGGAAAAAGAGGAGGGGATAACTAAATGAGTGATGCAATAGAAAATGTAGAAGTAAATGAAAGTGTCGGTACAGAAGAATCAGATTTAAATTCTGGATCTGCTATGTCTTTTGATGATCTAGATTCATTAACTAATACAAAAGACTCACAGGATCTGTTAAATGACGCTAAAGACTTTTTGGAAAAGGGAAGCGAAGAAACATCAACGAAAGAAGAGAGGAAATCTAAGGTCCCGGCAAAGGATAAAAGAGAAGCGGAAATTGCTGAATCTGAAGAGAGAGAAGAGACGTCTGAAGTTGAAGCTGAAGAAAAAGAAGAAACTAGATATAAACAAGGTAACTTTAAAGACCTCTCACAGGAAATTGCAGAAGAAACCACTTTTAGACATAAAGTTGACGGAGAAGAAGTAGATATATCTTTAAAAGATTTATTAGAAAATTATTCAGGTAAAGTACCTTATGATAAAAGATTTAATGAATTAAATGTATCTAAAAAAGAATATGAAAAGTCTAAAGAAGAGTATGATAAAGAAAAAGAATATATAAATAATTACATAGGTGAATTTGCTGAAAAAATGCAATCAGGAAAAGCAGTAGAAGCTTTAGGATTTCTAGCTGAATTTGCAGGAATGAAACCTTATGAATTTAAACAACAATTAATTCAAAACTTAACTCCAGAAATAGATAGAAGAAGAACACTATCTCAAGATCAGTTAAGTAACGAACAATTGCAAGAAGAAAATAAGTATTTAGAACAAATGCGTGAGTCTGAAAAGCAAAGTACTGAGCAACAGCAAGCCTATACGGAACTGGAACAAAAGATTTCTGCTTTACAATCAACTTACGGCATTAGTGATGATGATTTTGATAACGCATATGATGAATTAAAGGAGACTGATTTAAAAGATCAACTAAATCCGGAACTCATAGTAAACTACCTTAGGCATAAGGATGCATTTACTAGAGCGGATGTTGTAATTAATGAAGTACAACCTTCTCTAGCTTCAAATCAGTATGTTGTGGATGCAATCGAAAAGATAATTTTTGATAATCCAGAATTTACTAAGGAACAAGTTACAGAGATTGTAAAAGACATCTATGGCGGTGAGCAAAAGAAAGCGTCAAAAGCTGTATCAAAGAAGATGCAGAATATATCAAAGGAGCAGCCTACTAGGACTCTTGAGGATTATGAAAACTTCGTCGATTTTGACGATTTATAATATTAACTTTAATAATAGGAGTCTAAAATGGCACTTGGAAAATTTAATTTAACCGATGCATCAGCTCTATTTAAGATAAAATATGAGAAACTATCTGAAAACGTATATAACTCATCTAATGTCTTATTAGGAAGATGTAAAAAATCTTATGACTTTGTAGGGTCTAAACTACAGATTGCAATACCTCAGTCTTTTGCTGGTGGTGTTGGTTCAGGATCTTTACCTGCGGCATCTAAGCCAAAATATGGATCTGCTGAAATCTCAGCGAAGAAAGTTTATTCTAGAGTAGAAATTGATCGTGAAACAATCAAAGCATCTCTTAAGGATGAAGGTTCTTTCGTAAAAGCAACTAAAGAAATCGTTAAAAAAGGCGTTGAGTCTTATATGAGAAATATGTCTCGTATTCTTTTCAGTGACGCTTCTGGTAAATTAGGTGATATTGCTTCTGGAGCAGGTTCTGCTTCTCTTGTAATTACATCTATGAAAGAAGCTAACTTTGAAGAAGGTGATTTAGTTGATACATTAGATAGTTCTAATGCAGTTGTAAACGCAGGATTAGAAATTACTGCTGTAGATCCAGACACAAGTACTGTTACTGTATCTGCTTCAACAGGTGGTACATCTACTCAAATTGTTATGCAAAATTCTTATAATAAAGATCCTGAAGGATTAAAAGGTATTGTAAAAAATAGTACAAATCTTTTAGCTGCTTCAAAATCTCCTTATGGAATTACTGCTGACAGAAAATGGTCTGCAACTGAAGTAGATGGTGCCTCAGCTTCTATCTCAACTGATTTACTTAATAAAGTAATGCTTAATGTTGAAAAGAAATGTGGTAAAGCTCCAAATCTTTTAATCTGTTCTTATAAGCAGTATGAAAAGATTTTGAACTTATTAGAAGATCAAAAAAGATTTACTGTAGCTACTAGAGCAGGACTTAAGTCTAAATCTGGTGCTGATATCAGTTTTTCTGGTGTAGAATTTATGTCAAGTGCAGGTCCAGTAGGGATTTTTCCTGAAAGATTTTGTGATGATGATAGAGTTTATGCTCTTAATGATAATCACATCCATATTCACCACAGACCAGATTTTGGTTGGTTCGATGATGACGGAACGGTTTTCTTAAGAAAAGCAGATGATGATTCTTACGAAGCAAGATATGGTGGATACCTTGAAGTATACATCAACCCTTCTTTTCAAGGCGTTATTAAAAATCTAGCTTAATAGATTAAAAACTGGGTTTTCCTCCCTACCTAGTTCCCCAGAGTTGACGCTCTGGGGTTTTTAAAGGGAGACTAACTTATGACAAACTAAGGAGTCAAAAATGTTAAGAAGTGTAAAATCAACACAAAGAAAAATAAGGCAAATTGAGCTTATCATTAAAAAAACAAGTGCTGATGGAGTTTCTCCGGCAACTTTTTCAATTAATGGTCCTGCTTCAAATCAAGTAGAATCAGTATCTGATGCTAGTAATAATGGTCAAGTAAAAATTGTATTAAAACAAGGTTTTGCTCAAGTACCAGTAATAATAGCTAATACCAGTTCTCCTTCTTCTTTTATTAGAGCTGATGATTTAACTATGGTTAGAAAAGGTAGTTCTAATTCAGGTGATGAACTTGTTTTACAACATTCAGACAAAGATGGTTCTCAACCAGTTGCTGAAGATAATGTTATTCATGTTCTAATCATTGGATCGGACGTAGATAGTAAAATTTAATAAATAGAGGAATATATGGCTTCAGTTAATAAAATTAATTTATGTGATGAAACGCAAACCAAATTAGCAGGTGCTACACTAACGTGTAAAACTGTTCTTTTACCTGCGTATGCTGATGACGTATTACTCGTAACCAAATGTGGTCTATCAGGGCAAGTTGAGGCAACTCTTCAACATAGTCCTGATGGAGTACGTTGGACTAATTGCCAAGTTAAAAAAATAGAATCATCTTCTGGAGTAGCTTCTTTTGGAAATGAGTGGCATTTAGATACAGTGCCTAAAGCAAGTGAAGTAAAAAATAAACATTTATTACAATATTCAAATTTTGGTGGAGTTACTAATCAAGATATAACTACTGCCTTTATGGCACATAATAAACCTTTTAACTTATCAATGTGGATAAAAAGTGATGTAGCTCCTTCTGCAACATATTCTCCAGTTCTTTTTAGATGTGGTGGATATATTCCTGCATCCTATGGTAAAGAACAATCTGCAACATTTACTGATGCTAATTCAACTTCACATATAGAAGTAAGTAACGTAGCTGATAGTGGTGGTACTTATGAAGTAATAGAAAAGACAAAATCATGGACAGTAGCTCTTTGGGTTAAAACTACAACTACACAATGCGATATTTGGGCAACTGGGGCGTCTAATGGGATACAATGTTTTTTATCTTCTAATAAACTATATATACAAACATCTCAAGCCGGATGGGTTAGTGATATTTATAATGCTGCCGGAGACGGAGGAACAACTACATTAAATGATGGTAATTGGCACCAATTAGTTGTTACTTTTTATGGAAGTGGTAGTACAGGAACATGGAATCATGATGCACACGCTACAAGTGAAACTACTGATGGAATTTCTATTTATATAGACGGTGTAAGACAAATAGCATCTTCAGGCAATACAACATCAGGAACATTTTCAGCTTCTTCTGATTTTACTTGGGGATGGAGAAATAGTTACAATCTAGGAAATCCTGGATTTAATGCTCAGATAAACGACTTAGCAATTTTCGATGAACACAAAACGGCTGCTCAAATAGTGGCTATGTATAATACAGCTTCAGGAACAGACCTTAGAAGCGATACATCTTGCGTGTCTTTATTGACATTTGAAGATCAGGTTGTTTCCGGAACTATAACAAATTATTCAACAGCAACAAATAAAGCACAATACGTAGCAACCTATAATCAAAACGGATCAGGAACATTAGTAGCAACGGCATTAACTGGATCTGATTCTTTTTATGAAGAACATATTCCTACAGATTTATTTGGTGATGGAATTACAATTTCTTTAACAGATAAAGTAAAAACCGATGGTACATGGAATGCTTCCGGTGGAGAAAATCCTCATTTACTTGTATCTTTCGATGGATTTGAAAATGATGCAGCTCAATGGGTTGCGTGGAAATGTAGTCAGGCAGATATTGACGGAACAGGAACTACCACACCAGCAAATCTACTAGATGGTACTTGGCATAATTTAATCCTTTCTTATAGAGGAGTTACCAGTGCAGGTAATGTAGCAAACTTTGGTAGAGGTGGACCAAGTGGGCATGATGATGTTCACTGGCATCTAGGTTGGAATGGCTTAAAAACAGATCATTTAAATAGTTATCATGGTGTAGACGCTGCAAAAAGTGCTGCAAATGGACAAGATGTTACTCTAGCTATGCAAGATTATCACTTAAAAAATGTCGCAAATACATATGTTAGAACTTCTTTCTTTGCTTCTGGCTTTTTAGAAGATTCAGTAGATTCTAAATATGCATTTCAAGGTCAAATAGATGAAACATCTTTTGATTCATCAACTTGGTGGAGAAATCCTGCTCCTGAAGCAGGAACTTTTTGTGATTGTCCCCTAGAAGTTGTATACGGAAATAATGATCAAAGATTAACTCTTCCAGTAGGATCAGCAAATGATAATTATGCTTTTACATTATTATCCCTAGCTCCGGGTAAACCACACGATTTACTTGATCCCCTATCAGTTAATACAGATCCTATAAATAATCAAAAAGCTTATATAGATCCACATCCTACAGGACAATATAGATGCAGTGATGGAATAGGTTCTCATACAACTAAAGCAATCTGTGATGCAAATCATAGTGTACATAGTTCTCCTAAAGGAAATGGAGATGGTACTGCAGGCAATACAAACTGGATTGAAGCAAATGAAAACTTCCCGGGAGGTATAGAATGGTATTATCGTTGGGGAGATATAGCAACAGATTGTAAGGTTTGTGTTAATGATGCAAGAGCATTCACTCTAGGAGTAAGTGCAGGAGAACCTGCCGTAGCTGAAACAGTTACCGACAGATCTGCTGCAATTAAAGGTACTTTGACAGTAACTGATCTTAAAGCCTCAGTATCTTCAAACAGTGGTGGAGCAGAAACCATATATGTAGAAGGATCAAGCGGAGGTGGTGGAACAACTACAACATATGAAGACTTAGTAAATGATTGTGTTTTAGCAGGAGAAAATGTTATTACACACTTAAACATACCTCATTTACATCATTTAAGATTAGTATATACCGGAAGTTCTCCATGTAATGCTGGAGATTGTATCGGAGATTTATTTTACAGTACAAGGAGAAAATAACAATGGCATCTTCAAACGTAATTAAGCTATTAGATAAAGTACAATGTTTACAAGGAACAGGAAACTGGACTTATGGAGAAGCAGTGGCTTTACAGAATCATCAAACAGATTTTCTTCTCGTAGGAAAATGTATTTGTGAATCTGTAACAGTAACTTTAAAATATAAAGTAGAACATAGTCCAGATGGTGTTAGGTGGAGTCCTTTAATAGATTCTTCTGGAGCAGCTATTGAATTTCAATGTGTTTCTACAACAGCAGGAGCACCAGTTCAAACTTGCGCAATAAAACTTGCAGATACACCCATCCTACCTTATATAAGAGGTATTTGTGGAGAAGCAGACGTTAGTGCAACATGCGAATGTACTTTAGATTTACATTATACAACATTTAAATAGGAGAAAAATATGGCAGTAGCATCACACTTTATAGAATTAAGTACGGAATATGCAGTAATTCCCTCAGACGCAAAGAATTTAATAATATGCGGAGCTAGTGGAGTTGTTGTAACATTCAGTTCAGATTCTAGTGGAACCGATACTTTAACTTTAACACCTTCAGCAGCCACAGAGCGTATATCAACTAGTGTATTACATCATGTAAAAGTTGCCTCTGGAACAGCTAAATTATATTACGGAGTATAGAATGAGTTTAGGTAATTACAAACTATATACAGATGATAAAGGTCATGAAAGGGTAATGTTTGTAGATGCCCAAGGAAAACCTTTATCTCCTGTAGATATGAGCAAAGCGCAATCTGATGTACTACGTAAAGAGAGAATTAGACTAGCAAACCCAGATGAAACAAATATAGTAGGGAGTCTAGCCAAAGGCGGAGCCTATGAATCTCTTGAAGATCAAATAGCCAGACAGTCTATAGGTGCTACAGACGAAGGGGAGGTATGGCATCCTACTGGGGGAGATACGGCAGCAGCTAATATTAAAGAAATAGCAAGGGCTAATGCATCAGCTCCTACTCAACAAGATGTTATGCCTACAAATGAAATACCTCTATCGGATAAAGAAGTTGAGCAAGCTTTTCTTCAAACAAAAGACTCTAAAGGAATAGATAGTGGATCTTCCACACAATTTAATAAAGGAATAGGAGCACTCGGTGGTACAACTGCTCAATTAGCAGCTCAAACAGAAGATGGAACTATGTCTGGAGGTTTAAGTGGTTTATCTACAGGGTTAGGTGCTGTAAGTAGTTTAAGTATGCTAGGCGTAGGTGGATTAACTTCGGGTGCAGGGGCAGCAGCAGCATTAACTCCAGTAGGAATGGGTGTCATAGCAGGTTCAGCAATCTTAGGTGCTTTTATGGGATCTAGAAAAGCAAAAAAAGCTAGACAAGCTAGAGAAAAAGCAGAAAAACAAAGACAGAAAGAAATAAAAGAAAAAAGAACAGAAGATGTATATACAGCAAAAATGGGGTCAGATCAGGCAGCTTTTGCAAACTTACAAAGAGCCGTATCTTCGGCATTAAGACGAGATAACCAAGTAAAAATTAGGACATAGTATGAAAACAGTCACAAATTTAATTACACATATTAGAACAACAACTGAAAATACAGATGTAGATACACCTAATGGTATAGGTATAGATAATACGGAATTTATACAATATTTAAATGATGCTCAATATAGATTACAGTCTTTAATTGTTCAGCAACACCCGGATGTATTTTCGGATGAAGCAGAAATAACAATAGATGGAAGTGAAAAATATGACCTAGCAACGGCAGCTCCACTTATTTTAATTAACAACAAAGTACTTAATGTAGAATACAGTTCTACTGGAAATAGTGATGATTACTACGTTTTAGAAGAAACTAGTTTAAAAAATAG